GATATGCCTGTCGGAATTGAACTAAAAATAGGCGAGAATTGGCTTGACTTAACCGAAGTAGAACTGTAAGATTGTTCTGCAACCCTAAACACAGGAGAATGGAATGTTAGGGAATGATCTAGTAGAAATGAACGAAATGGACAAAATCGTAGAAGCCTTCAACGCGGACGATACAGAAGCGTTGATGGAAGCAAGTGGACAGTCAGCGAAACCGACTGGTCAAACTGGTCTGCCACGCCTCAACATCAATTATGATGCGGAGACAGAGGATGGTAAGTCCCTTCCTCGTGGTTCTTGGAAGATGTACATGGATGGTCGGTTCCTTTACGCCGAAGAAGTTACCATTCGTCCTATCCTTCGCACATTTGAATACAGTGTGTGGGATCAGGAATCTGGTACTTTCTCATCTAAGTCGGTACAGAAACCGAATCTGTCTGGTATGTTCCCAGACACTACAGGCGGTAACAAGTGTGGTCGCCTGACAAGAGAAGAAGAAGATCGTCTACCTAAAGACGACATTGCGTACCTCAATTCACGTGCGGTGGTTTGTAACCAAGTAATCTACGCTAAGATTACAGGAACATTCCACGATGCTGATGGTAATGATGTTGAGATTGCGGATCAGCCAGTAGTTGCTTACTTTAAGCGTTCTGGTTTCAAGCCGATCAACGACTTCATCAATGGGCTTTCAAAGCAAAAGAAACTGATGCAGAAATGCGAAGTGTCATTGAAGACCCATCGTCACAAGAACGGCAGCGTGACCTTCTGGACGCCTGTGCCTACCTTGAAGGCAGAGGTAAACATTACGGACGATGACAAGCAACTCATGGGGATGTTTGCTGAAACCGTAAAGGGTCACAATGAAAATGTGATGAACCAGCATCGTGAGGCGGCGAAGTTAATTGCTGACGATGACGACATCGATTTGGCAGCGGACTTCGATAATGCTAACGCTGCTTAAACTACAAGACTTTCTTTTGAAAGCAGGGCAGGGGGACGTAAATGTCTCCCTGTCTAACTTATCTAAGTTTGCCGATGAATGTAATGAAGCGGCACACAAACAAATGACGCGGGAACGGGGCGAGTTTCGTCTTCGGATGTCCGGCTTGGGTCGTCCACTATGCCAACAGGTATTGGACAAGCACGGCATCAAAGAGGAGATGGAATATAACGCTTTGTTCCGCTTTTTATTTGGCGACCTAACAGAGGCAGCAATGATGCTGATGATGAGGGAAGCTGGAATTGAAATTGTAGATTACCAGAAGCAAGTAGAACTAGACATTGCGGGGGTTACTGTGAAGGGAACCCTAGATGTTATCTTGCGGGATGAGACTGGACAAGACAAGGTTTGGGATATCAAGTCAGCAAGTGATTGGGCGTTCAACTACAAGTTCACAGGGCTAGGTGGTTACGACAAGCTAAAGGAAGACGATCCCTTTGGTTACCTGATGCAAGGCTTCTTGTATAGTGAGGCAGTCGGTTTGCCATTTGGCGGGTGGATTGTTGTCAACAAGTCTAGCGGTCAGATAGCTGTCGTTGAGGTGCCTGATTGGTCACAGGATGATAAGGATGCGTACCTCTTGGACGCAGCAGAGCGTGTTAAGTTCCTTACAGACCCGCGTGTAAAGCCGTTCAAGCCATACAAGCCTGTAGCTGAAACCTACAAGAATAAGGGCGAGATTGTAGACACAGGAAACAAGTTACTTCCACGCGAATGTAATCTGTGCGGCTACCGGTATCATTGCTGGCCCAACGCTATCCTGCACAACAGGGTAACATCACGGGCCAAGTCACCACCACAAGTTTGGTATTCGACACTTAAAAAGAAGGAACTGTGATGCCGTTCTTGTTTGTTAAAAACTATGAAGTAGAATTGATGCACATGAACAAGAATCTGTTTCACATGTACATCGAATCGACAAAGAAAAGCGGCGGGGAAAGACGGGTTTGCCAGATGCGTATTCACGAGAATGGCTTACCCCTCACCCTTGTCGAAAACTATAGCAAGGAAGGATCGCTAAAAGCAGATACCGAAGCGCGAGACATCACAACTGTAGAAGAACAATTACAAAAGATCAGTAGAATTTCACATGCTGGAGCGTATGTATGTGTGCCGATGCACCCTTTAACAACAGAACTTACCAATATAGAAAGACTATCCCCGAAGCTGGGAGATTATCTAATAAAAAGATTTCAATCGATAGGACTAGAGTTTTGAAAAAAGCAGGGTACCGTTCCCAATTCGAGTTAAATCTAGCACGGACACTGACAGACAACGGCGTATCTTTTCGTTACGAAGAAACAAAGTTTCAATATATACCTGCCCCACGCAACTATACACCAGATTTCTATTTAGAAGAATCTGATATTTATGTAGAAGCAAAGGGCCATCTTACAAAAGACGACAGAGTTAAGATGGTTTTGGTAAAGAAGCAACATCCAGAATTGGATATTCGTTTTGTGTTCCTTCGTGCATCGAATAAGATTTACAAGGGCAGCAAAACAACGTATGCTGCTTGGTGTGAGCGTCACGGATTTGAATGGGCCGAAGGTTCCATTCCAACAGATTGGTATAAAAAATGACAGATGAAATCGACTTTCAAAAGAATGCAGAAGTTATGTCCCTTTTGCCGGACAGGTACTATATCATCTTACGATCAACAGGTGAAAACGAATTTACCTTGTCTGCCTACGATACAACTGGTAAGACCTACGAAGAGGAAGAAGATTTCGATTCGGCTATGATCATACAAGAAGGTGCGTTGGACATGATCCGTATGCACACAGATGACATATACGACAGGGGTGTGTCTGCCATACAGTTTCGTTTGGTTGGGGAAGAGATGCTAGATGAAGCTGAAATAGAAGACCCCAAGATAAGAAAGAGTGTGGAAGGTAATGTTGTTCGTGTCGATTTTGGAGCAAAGCAATGAAGCTAGATGAATACCAGATGAGAGCAGAAGCAACTGCCATATATCCAGATAACTATGCTATCCTGTACCCCACACTAGGTCTTGCCGGTGAAGCTGGAGAAGTTGCTGACAAGGTGAAGAAGATTTACCGTGACGGTGAACCGGAACTCTTTTACAAAAACCACATTGCCAAAGAACTAGGCGACGTGCTATGGTACGTTGCAATATTAGCACGGGACTTAGGCTATAGCTTAGAAGAAGTTGCACACATGAACTTGCGTAAGCTAGAAGACCGTAAGAACCGTAGCAAGTTACAAGGCAGCGGTGATGAACGATGAGACACGAAGACTATATGAAGAAGCGTGGCTTCGACGAATACGGGAACTACGGGGAGAACAATCCCCCGACAGGAGTGGACAATGTCAATAGTCCGCCACACTACAATCAAGCAGGTATCGAATGCGTTGACGCAATCGCGGCGGCGACAGGTGACGGGTTTGAATACTACCTGCAAGGAAACATCATCAAATACCTCTGGCGATACAGGTACAAGAACGGAATCGAAGACCTCAAAAAAGCGCAGTGGTACCTCAGCAAACTAATCCAAATCAAGGGAGAATAAAAACATGAGCAACATGTTACCTACACCATACCAACAATTCATTCACAAGTCGCGCTATGCTCGTTGGTTGGAGGATGAGCAGCGCAGAGAGAATTGGGATGAGACTGTATCCAGATACGTTTCTTTTATGGCTGATCATGTGCGCGATAAGCATGGCTATCAGCTTACTAGCCCACTGACGAAGGAACTAGAAGACGCAATCCTAAACTTGCGTGTCATGCCATCTATGAGAGCAATGATGACAGCAGGTCCGGCTTTGTCTCGTGACGCAGTGTGTGGCTATAACTGTAGCTACATTCCTGTCGATAGCCCTCGCGCATTCGATGAGTGTATGTATATCTTGATGTGTGGTACGGGCGTTGGTTTTAGCGTGGAGAGAGAGAATGTTGACAAACTTCCTGTTGTTTCAGATAATTTCAATGATTCTGATACTGTCATAAAAGTGGGTGACAGCAAGCCGGGTTGGGCC